TACTTAGTGTTCGTTGATAACGTAATGAGTCAAGGACCATTTGATCCTGAATATCATACAATTTACCAGAGTAACTTATGCTGTGAAATTCTTTTACCTACTAAATCCTTTAAACGTCTGGATGACAGCGATGGTCGTATCGCTCTTTGCACATTGGGCAGTATCAATTGGGGTGCGTTCCGTAACCCAGAAGATATGCGCCGTGCTTGTCGCATATTGCATCGTAGCCTCAATAACATTCTTGACTATCAAGATTTTCTATCCATTCAATCTAAATTATCAAACGATGAAATCAGACCTCTTGGAATTGGAATCACTAATCTTGCCTACTGGCATGCCAAGCGAAGTCTCAGATACGGAGAAAAAGACGCATTGGCTGAAGTCAAGACGTGGATGGAACACTTATCCTTCTACTTAACTGAAGCAAGTGTAGAACTAGCACAAGAACGTGGTCGTTGTGAACATAGTGATAAAACACGTTATGGTCAAGGTGTATTCCCCTGGGAGTTACGTGCTAAGGGTGTTAATGAATTAACTAACTTTGAACCTGAATTGAATTGGGAAGGACTACGTGCTATGATGCGTAGTCATGGTGTCCGTAACGCTACACAAATGGCTGTTGCTCCAGTAGAATCAAGCAGTGTAGTAATTAATAGTACAAATGGTATTGAAATGCCAATGAGTTTAATTTCAGTTAAAGAAAGTAAAGCAGGAAGTTTTGTACAAGTTGTTCCAGAATATCATAAGTTGAAGAATAAATATCAATTGATGTGGGATCAAAAAGACTGTGATGGTTACTTAAAAACAGCGGCAGTGATTGCGGCTTATGTGGATCAAAGCCTGAGCACTAATACGTTTTATAATCCGGCACACTTCCCTGAACGTAAAGTCCCAACAACATTGATTGCTAAGAACTTGATGCAGGCACATGTTTGGGGATTAAAAACATTCTACTATAGCTTGATTAACAAAGCAGGTAGTAAGAGTCAAGATGAAACTGTATTAGATTTGCCAAGTGGCTTTAATGATATGGATGAAGAAGATTGCGAAGCATGTAAGCTTTAAGGAAAAACAATGTCAAAACAACAATACAACTTAAACACTAAAACAGATTATTTGAATAGAAAAATGTTTTTGGATCCGGAAGGTCCCGTAACCATTCAAAGGTTTGAGGAGGTGAAATATAAAAAGATTGCAGACTTTGAAACAACGGCACGTGGTTTCTTCTGGGTTCCAGAAGAGATTTCATTAACCAAAGATGCTAATGATTTCAAAGATTCATCAGATGCTGTAAAACATATCTTTACTAGTAACCTATTACGTCAAACAGCATTAGATAGTTTACAAGGACGAGCACCAAGTCAAGTATTCACTCCAGTAGTATCATTGCCAGAGTTAGAAGCATTGATTTATAATTGGAGTTTCTTTGAAACAAACATCCATAGTCGTAGCTATAGTCATATCATTCGTAACATATATAATATACCCAAAGATGTATTCAATACTATCCACGATACAAAAGAGATTGTTGACATGGCAAGTAGTGTGGGTCTTTACTATGATGAACTACATAAAGTTAACTGTCGCAAAGAGTTAGGTCAAGATGTAAACGAGAAAGAACACATCAAAGCAATTTACATGGCATTACATGCTAGTTACGCATTGGAAGCATTTAGATTTATGGTATCATTCGCTACATCTTTAGCAATGGTTGAGAACAAAATCTTTATTGGTAATGGTAACATTATCAGTTTAATTCTCCAAGATGAACTTCTCCATAAAGGTTGGACTGCTTACCTTATTAATCAAGTTGTAAAAGAAGATAGTCGTTTTGCACAAGTTAAATCAGAATGCGAAGTTGAAGTCTATCAACTATACCTAGATGTTATTAAAGAAGAAAAAGACTGGGCTGATTATCTATTTAAGATGGGCCCTGTTATTGGATTAAATGCAACAGTATTAAAAGACTTTGTAGATTATACGGCCGTAGGTGCATTAAAAGAAATTGGCATACGATATAATAGTCCATCGCCAAAGAGTACACCTATTCCCTGGTTTAACAAGCACTCCGATACCAGTAAGAAACAATCTGCATTGCAAGAAACTGAATCAACAAATTACGTTATAGGTGTAATGAGTGAATCATTAAACTATGATGACTTACCAAATATTTAAAAGGAAATAAAATGAAGGCAATTATATGGAGTAAGTATCATTGTCCTTATTGTGACCAAGCAAAGGCATTATTAGGACAACGAGATATACCGTTTGAAGAAAAGAAAATTGGAGACGGGTATACAAAAGAAGAACTACTAGAAGCAATACCATCAGCAAGAACAGTACCACAAATTATAATTGATGGCAAACTTATTGGTGGATTCAATGAACTTAAACAATTTTTAACAAAGGCAGCGTAGTTATTTAAACTTGCACTTATTACCATGTGATCTAGCAAAGTTCCTTATGTCCACCTCTTTATTGCAGTGTGGACATATTTTTTTAGGTACTGGTTTTCCGTACATGGGATTCTTTTCACCCTTATTAGCACACTGTGGTAGTTTATATCCTGACTTGCCCTTATTCCATACAGTCTTGCCTAACATTTTTAATCTTCTCTTTTCAACGCACTCATTGGATTGTTTTCTACCAACTGCTTTAGCTCTAATCAATTCCTTTGATTCTGACCGCATAACTGATCCAATCTTTCTACCGGCCCCGGAACCTGTCTCCGGTATCTTGTTGGCCCAGATTTTATTACCAAAATCATCTTGTGCGCTTACTATATTCCATTTAGAACTATATAATATTCCCCAACTTACTATTTCAGCCTTATCGGCAGTTTGTAATAAAACTTCAGTACGGACTTCATAACCATGTTTCTTTAAATGAATTTTCCAGTCAGTACCTGATCCTGGATATAGGTGAGGATTTTGTTTAGTGTAACCGAAATATTTAAGACCTGTCTTTTTATGGGTCTTGATATATAGTGAATAAATACTCATGCTGATTGCTCTCCATAGCGTTAGAGTAGTTGGGAACTCTAATTCCGCGAACTACACTATTATTTATACACAAAGGATAAAAATGAAATTTATAACAGGGTCGGTCATGACAATAAAAATGAATAGTGGAGAAGAGTTAATAGCTAAAGTGATTAGTGTATCTGATGAAGATGGGTTCATCACAATTGAAGAACCAGTATCTATTGCCCCTTCACAACAGGGAATGCAAATGATTCCAAGTATTTTTACTGCAAATCCGAAGGGTGAATTTAAGCTAAATACTACTAGTGTTGCAATGTATGCAGAGACCGATGATAGCATCAAAGACAAGTACCTAGAAGCAACAACTGGTATTAAAGTACCTAGTAAAAAAATCGTATTGGGATAAAATGGCAAAATTAAGTCGTGTGGGAGATGCAAATCAAGAAGGTGGTACGATAATTCGTGGTGCCGATACTGTATTTGCTAATGGAATTAAAGTTGGATTACATGTTAGTCAGATCACACCACATGCTCCCTGGTCTAAAAGACCTCATCCACCTCATAAAGCGGCAAAAACTACTGATGGTAGTCCAACTGTATTTTGTGAGGGGGTACCAGTACTTAGAGTAGGGTCAGGAAACAGTTGCGGTCATAGTATCGTACAGGGTAGTCCTGATGTATTTTGTCCATGAGTGATACAGGAAAACAAAGCCCGTTGGGTGTTAATACATTAAGTTCATTATTACAAAATATTGGATTTAATATTAATCCTATAATGATTGATTATGTAGGTAGCAGTAATAGCGTTACACAATACACACCTGGTAGTATTATTACTATCACTTGTTTATTACCGTTAACATATGCTATCAAAGATGCTTATACTAGAGGGCTAGTTAATAGCACAACTTACAATAATCTAATTGCAATTGGATCGACCTCAATTCCCGGAATGGGTAATAGTCCTCCAACTACTTTTAATTGGACAGGATATCCCAATTGGGCTAGTAATTACACATATACTAATTCAGTAACACAATGGGGTTATACCAGATTATTTGCATTGCAAGCATATAATGAGTTTAACTATAATAGTGGGTTGTCATTGGGCCCAGATAAGTATCAAGATTTTCTATCTGGCTTCATGTCAAATTATAGTTTTATCGAATATAGTAATGATGCTATTTTAGCAGTAAATAATTCACAAGACTTTTTAGATGGTACATATAGTAATATAGACGATCTAATTACAGGTGATATTACCGGGGTAAGTGTAGCAACTACTATATTTGGACAAGATTTAATTACTAGTGGTAAAGCAATTAGTCTACAATCTATTGCGACATTTGGTTTACCCAGTAATCTATTAATGACATTACAAAAAAACAATTGTATTACTTCTTCAGTAAGTCTTGCATTAATTGCTAGTGGTATATCAGTATCAGAGTTGAGTGAGATAACATCATTAGCTGTACCTATATCTAAAGAACAAGAACGTAAAATATACGGTGCATTTGGTATTATATTAGGACAAGATTTGAAAGATGTATTAGTGTCATTAAATTGTAAGACAGTTGGTTTGGAATCACTGGCTGATTTGTTAAGTCCAATAAAGTTGTTCCCTAATAGCTATAAAACCTTAACAGTTCCTGTGTACAATACAGTCGGTGGCAATGCTAATAGTAAAATATATTATCCTATATATGTTAATGACGGATTGAATAGTCAGTTAAGATCACCTACAGCGCAAAATGGAGTAGTAAATTAATGGCTGGCTTTTTTCAAAATCTCAGATTAGTATCAGAGCGTAATGATATGGATGCTCCAGCTAGCACTGCATATGAAACTACCACACCTAGTACAAATGTTGCACAATCTAGTACTGAACAGATAACACCTGAGGGCACACAATCTAACGTCTTAACTATACAACCCATACCACAAGGGTTTGGTGCATATTTAGATGGTATATTACCACCTGATATTGCCAAAGCAGCCGGCGCATTTAGTGTATCAATGCAACAGATTAAAAATATTTCAAGTGTACCTATTGAAAAGTTTGCACAAGTAGTTAACAGTTTAGAAACAACTAAAGGATTAAATGTTAATGGTACTAGCGTTCCCACTGATACATCATTAGCAAGTCAAGGCTTAGCATTAATTGCATTAGGTAATGGACCATTTG